CGGTTGGCGGCCGCGTCATTATATCTATTTTTAAGTTGTTTCACCATCACAACACCCATGTCATCCAAATCATCGGTAGCAATAAGAGCAAACATGAAGTCAGCAGTCGCAGGCAGACCAAACGATTCTGACGTATCTTCGAGACCAACGTCTGTACTAACAAAACCCGTTCGGTTGGTTTGAGTTGCACTGAAGATTGGAATATCATATTCAACAGCCATACCACGCAACTCTTCGGCAATTGCCTTGATGTATGTGTATGAGTTGACCATTCCGTTGTTCTTATACCTAGAACTTGCACAGATATTTAGATAATCAATAAAGACGATATCAGGAACAAAGTCCTTCTTCAGTCTCAGTTCATCCATAAGGTGTCTGAAGTGAGTAACGTTCGCAGTGGCAGTTGGGTATTCTTTAATAATAAACTTACCCTTCACCTCACTCTGGAGTCGTCCAATCTTCTTATCATAAGACATCTTTGGAAGTTGACGGAGATCATCTAACTGAATGTCCATAAGATTTGCATCAATACGTTCTGCAATTCTCTCCTCTGCCATCTCACATGTAATATACAGAACATTCATTCCTTGCGTCAGACAATTGGCAGCATGGTGACACATGTACAACGACTTACCAACACCCGTACCAGCAAGACAAATGTTCAGAGTCTTCTTGGGAACACCGCCATTGGTGATTGTGTTGAAGAACTCCAAGTCGAAGGGAATTCTAGACTCTACCCTATGATAGAAATCATACCGATCATCTGCATCTTCGAGATAATCATGTCCAATGTGTGTATCGAAAGATACAGAAAGGGCATCAGAAAGAATCTCCGGGATCGCATTCTGAGTTTTATCTTTGGACTTACCATCGATGATATGGATAGATTCCATAATAGCATTATAAACTGCCTTGTCTTTGCAGAACTCTTCGGTGATATCTGATAACCACTTCGGATCATTCTCCATATGAGATTCGGTACATTCGTTTATGATCTCACAACACTTTTCAAATCCATCACCAATCATGGATGAATCTTCACTCAAAGAAATTACCAGTGCCTCTTTAGTAGGTCTGTTATTGTATTTTTGAATATACTCTTTTATATGATTGAAAATTTTCTTTTCATTGGGATCGTGGAAAAATTCAGAGCGAACAAAAGGAATTACCTTCCTAGTGTATTCTTCATCATGAAGAATGTTGCTCAGTATTAGTTTCTCCACCGTCAAGTTCGATACGTTCATTGTCTTGTCTTTCAAGTTCTTTATCAAGAAGTTCTATAATAACATCACCAATAAAAGATTCCATTCTCTTATCGACTTCACATTTTTTAGGATTCTCTATGATGTTGTAATCGAATCGGAAAGTTGCAGTCTCTTGAGAATCATTCTCTTGAAACTGCACCTTTCCGGGTAGGAAGACGATACCTTTGTATCGTCCTCCAGTTACCTCTACGGCATATCGATCACTCTCCCACGGAATCAGTTTGTACTTCAGTTTCGTCTTCTGCTTTTCCATACTTGAATTCTTTTCCGACAGCAATTTCAAGCTGATCCATGATATCCTGTGTAAAATACTTTTCAGGTTCTCGCATTACTGTTTTTTCAAATGCCTTCGAACCGTCTGGAAATTCTAACCGTGTAGAATTCTTCTTGATTATACCATGTTTCAGTGCAATGTCAACTAAACCATAGTATGGGTGTAGTCCCGAATCATATGTCAAGAGAACATCAACCATTGCATTCTCTTTAGTAAGACGAGACTTGAAGAGTTTACAGTGAATGATGTTCCCGACAACATCGGTTCCTTCCTTCACTTTCTTCTTTGAAAGATAAACAATAGTAGAAGCGGCATACTTCAGACCAGAACCACCACCCATAGTCTTTTGTGGAAACATAGATCCAACAACATCGTATGTGTGGTTTGTCATGATAAGAGGAATGCCAGCCTTACCCAGTTTAAGAGTTAGAACACGGAAAGTCGCCTTGACAATCTGAGCTCTTGTCATATCACGGGTATCTTTACCCTCTGCGGTATCATTCATTTCCTTATTGGTTGAAAGCATACCAAGAGAATCAAGAACAACCATCATTGGTTTCTTCTCACTCTTTGGTTGAGCAAGATACTTGTCAACCACTGTGATTGCCTGATGACGAAACTCCTCAACTGTAGAGACAGGCATGACACCGATCCTAGAAGGATCGATGCCCCTGTCCCTAATCATATCAGAAGTTATCGCTTGTTCAGTATCGAAATAAAGGACAACGCCATCAGGATTATCCCTAAGAAAGCGATGAACAATCCCGAGTGCAAAATAAGTTTTGCCAGTTGCGGATTCACCCGCAATAGCAATGATCTTATTATCGGGGATGCCGCCTCTAAGGCTTCCGCTAACCAAACTATTGAAGCTATAAGAACCAGTGTCAATATAGCCACGGACATCTGCTCCGTCAATGCCATCGTCAGCGATACTTGCATAATTATTTCCTGATTCTTTAATCAGGTCTTTCAAAAAACTCATATTCTCTCCAGATCAGGGTGCGGTTCCGACAGGTCCGCCGATTGCACCAACAACTTCCTTGTTAGGAACGACGAGTTCAGGACCACCGGTCGTGACTCTCTTATATTCCTTCGCAAGATCTTCGTGGGGTGCAACAACAAAGGCAACAACCTTATCACCAAGAGTCACCTTGCCACCGTAGTCAGCGTAGGGAATCCAAGGAGCAAGTCCAATGTTGTTCTGTCCCGTGGGAAGAACGATGCAGGGGGTTTCGAGGGTGTAGTTATCACCGTCAACGGTGAGGTCACAAATGAGTTCCTCGCCACTCATAAGTCGTACAATTTGAATATTCTTTTCGTCTGTTGTCATAATAATTCTCCTTTATATAAATGTGTTATGATCAAGACACCTAGAGTCAGTAGATCTTTGTTCTACCTCTAAATATGTATTCGTCCCATCGGACATGGTATCAGTACCAACAAACAACTGAGGTGATACTGCGTAAATTTTGTAATCGTCATTCTTTTGTAATCTAGAAGTAATCATGTTGTCCAACTCTTCAGTCGGTCCAATTTCTTTGTACACTTCTAACATCGTTTCCATCATCTTTCCGTTGATACAATATCCCATCAAACTGAAAAGGTTTTCTGCCTCGAAAACGCCACCACAGACACTACCAGAAACAAACTTATCATTCATTAGATTATAGTTCCACATCTGATGATCTTCTGAAAGAGGTATATAAGAAAAATAAATCATACCCCAATCATTAGGAATGTGTTCAGTCAGTTCAAACCACTTACGATGGATGTTTTTGTTTATCTTCAAGTCATCCTCAATTACCATAATTTTTTCATGACCAGCGTCGAGTGACTTTTTATACAACGAAAGATGTGACATCAAAGATCCAAAGTAACCATCACTTTGTAGTTTGTGAAACGAGGGAAACGCAGAACCATCAATAGCTTCAAAGAATTCAACTCTCATGTCCAACTCTCTAAACTTTCTTTCCATCTCTTGCCTTCGATCCAATCTACGTTTTAGGTTTACGCAGTATATTGTATCAAAACAATTGTGAATTTTCAAGTCATTATTCAACTTTTCTTGATATAATCTTTTGGATCGTTTAGCTCTATCTTCCGAAACAAGATACTCATTGTATGTCTGTTCATCAATATCTTTCCAAGTTCTCTCACCTTTTTCGTAGGTATTGTCCACCTCGGACTTGCCGTGATTTGGGTGATGGTGTTCTACAATAACATCACGAACTTTCTTATAACCGTTTATTGATTTGCCGAATTCATGAATATCATTGTCAACATAGTTATGGATAAAGATAGTGTTTTCATAATAACCAATAACACGAACCATGTTAGAACTAACCATCCAATGAAGAGGTAGGTCGTCTTGTCGTCCCCACTCAGGTTCACCGGGAGAAACAACACCCATTCCGTAAAACTCTTTCTCTATTACATCAACTAACTTTTGATCCCAAGAGTGCGTACCAATAACA